AGCGCTGCGAGCATCATTGTGGTGTGATCCCTGAGTTGCGGGGTTGAGGTCTGCACCCTAGTGTATCGATTTTTGCGGAGATGACAGTTGCCGTGTCGGCGAGGTCATGCTGTGTCGAGCTGATGTCCTTGATGCTCCCGCGCAATTCTTTAAGGAACTCCCGGTGATCATCTCGCACCGGGATAAGAATATTCTGCGCCAGCCACCATGCTGCGGCAGACACGCCACAGAGCACGACATAGAGCAGCCAGACATGGGGTCCAAACGAACGGCTAACCTCATCCATGACTGACTCCTAGTCGTGAGTTTTGACGGCTGGCACATGGTCGTACCGACCGTCGAATATTTGCGGGTAGATCTCGAGCACCTGCTGCTCAACCTCAAGCCGCTGAGCTTGAGGTAGCTTGCGTCCAAAATACTCTCTAAATTGGCTGATATTCCACCCCATCTCGTATGCGCCGATGAGATAGTTGCGTAGCTTGTCGTTGAGCGTCAGGCTGTACGGCACGGCACCAAATCGCGGGAAACGATGGCACCATCCTAGCCATGGCTGATATAAGACCTTGCCTCCATGGAGACGGACTTTGTCGTGAATGTAAACCTCTTCGCCTGCGAATCCGCGGAAATGCTGCGAGAACTTTGGCCAGTCGGATCGACGCATGAACGATAATGCGCTGCCATGGGCGTGCACTTCGCGCGTCTCGCTGACCGGGTAGCGACTATCGACTAGCCACGTGCCGAAAAAGTCACCGCGCAACTCGGGCGAGAGCTCGGTGGCGATGATATTGCCTGCCTCAGAGCGCAATGGGCCGACCCACATATCACGACCAACTGCGTCAGCGCGGGCAGCAGCTATCAGTGCCTCGACCGCTCCAGGCACAAGCAGCACATGGCAGTCGATGACGAGGACGTGAGAGCCCTGCGCATGCTCCCACACGGAGTTTTTCGCATGCGCTGGTCCCATGGCTTTGGGCGCATGAACGTATCGAGCTCTTGAATTACTGCAGACGTGATGAATGTCGCCACGATTAGGCTCGGGGTGATCATCGACGACCAGCAGCTCCACACCGTCGAGCTGGTGGTGCATGCGCAGCGAGGATAGGGTCCACCAGACGCCCTGCGGGTCGTCATAGGTCGCCATGCCGATCGTCAGGTCAATTTTCATCTGGTACTCTCGGCTCGTAGTCATCGCAGGAAACGCAGTTGCGATTGCTCTGATCCCGCGATGATATCCTACAGCGATCATGTCTACCACACACGTGCAGGATTGCCAATGTGCCGCCGCAGCCGCAGCTAGGCTTAGCCTCGAGCGCTTCGCCCAGATGCTGGCATGGCGAGGACATGTGAAGCTTGATTTTGCGCAGCATCTCGAGCTGATCCGGCGTTGGCCCTGTCGCTGGCGGAGTTGCACCCGTAGTCGTGACCGATGTCGCCACGGTTGTCGGATCTCCGCCCCAGAGCGCTCGATATCTTGGGTCGTGATCGAAGAGCCAGCAGAGGCGGCATCCGTCGCGTGGTGGTGTGTGGTTGCAGGGTTTCATTGCGTTATTGTAGCCGTCCATGTAGTTCTTGTGGAGTTTCCAAAAACTCTACCCATACCTGAATATTGGATGTCGCATGGATCCATAAGTTCATAAGGAGAATTGTCAAACGTTTGAATTTTATATAGTGGCAAAGAACATGAGCCGTTTGAAATTGTTGAATTATATTCGACTGTTGGTGCAGGAATACATGTTGTTGCAGAATATTGTTTTCCGTAAATTAGCCATGCTACAAAAAACCTATATTCAATTGCATTTGAAGAACATTGAATAAACAATCTTGCTCTAATAAACAAATTTCTATTGCAATCGTATTTATTTGTTCCAGAACAATCGCCTCCTCGATAATATGGTATGCCATCACAAGGAATGACTTGAGTCCATTTTTCTCCAGATTCATTTATTGGCCCAGTGCTGCGAAAACCATAATAAGAAATGCTTGGAGTAGAAATGCTAGAGTCGTAATTGAGTTGCAAACTATATCCGTCTAAGCAATCCCAAATGCTACTTAAATTAAATGTTGCAAATAAAGTTTTTGGAAGGATTATTGTACAGCATGTTAAAGGGCAGCAATCCGCATTCCCGCAACATTTTGTGCAAGTCAGCCTCTTGCAAGCTGGCGTCGCTATCTCGCCATCCGTAGTGCCATTGCTGGCAGGATACGAGCATGAACACCCCGTCGAGCAGGTGCCGTTACCGCCAGAGACTTTGATCCATTTCTGCAATTCTGCGCGCCATTGCCACGTGCATGAGCCGGTGCAGGGTTGCTCGGTTGTGGTTGTTGTCGTGGTCGATGATGTGCTGCTAGTCGTGGTCGATGATGTCGTGGTGCCCGTGCTGCTCGTCGTTGTCGTGGTCGGCGGCGCAGTGCTGGTTGTCGTCGTAGTTGTGCTGGTTGTCGTTGTCGTTGTGGCCGGAGTATCTTGGCACGGCAGCGTTACTTCTTGACCTTGAGATGAGCCTGAAAAAGATGGCGGAGGTGGACAATAACAACCCGGACTTGTGCAATCGGAAAACAGAAATATCCAATGATCAGGGACGCCCATCTCGCCCTGCGACCAGCTCCATGTGCATCCGCTACACCCAGGTGGCCCGGTCGTCGTTGTGCTAGTCGTGCTCGAGGTCGTCGATGACGTGGTTGTGCTGGTCGTGGTAGATGACGAGCTGCTCGAGGTTGTCGATGACGAGCTACTAGACGAGCTACTACTCGACGTGCTCGAGGTCGTTGGCGGCATTGTGCTCATTATCCACCACCCGTCGATGTCGTGCTTGTCGTCGTTGGTGCCGCGGTACTGGTCGTGGTGGTTGTTGTGCTTGAGGTAGTGCTGGTCGTCGTCGTGGTCGTCGTGCAGTAGTACGCCCCAGGCACACATATGGTCGTGTAGTTGGGCGTGATGGTGCCGTCGACGCAGGAGATGGATGATACGTAGTCGTAGCTCAGAATTTCACCACCACCACCCGACAAGATAATCATATACACCGGATTGCCGTAGCTGTTGATGCCAGCGTACCTGCCCAAGTATCTTTGCACTGACGGCACACCACCGTTGATATCCTTGATTTTGATATCGACATCGTCGGTCCACGTGTCAGTATCGGCGACGTAGGTCAGCAATTTGCCGGGATAGTAGCCTGATGTTGGCGTTGTCGATGTGACACGCACCACATGCACGATCGGGTAACTTGGCCCGGATCGAGGCATGACGTTGCGGTCACGGTTGCCAAGATTGCCTGCCTCATAGTCACGCAGGAGCGTCGCAAGGCGCGCGATTGATTGGTCGTCTAGGAGATAGCCAGCCATCGTCTACGGGCCTCCTAGAGTGCGGGAAACGTCACACGCGGGTAAATGTCGAACGTCAACGGGATAGGACTACTCGCAGGTGCCAGCGGTAAACCTGCACCGTCAAGATTGACTGGTACTGTGACGTTGACGCCGTTGTAGTCGATAGGTGAGCGCACGCCTGCGACGAGCTTGAACATGCCCATATCGTTTACTACATGCGTCCAGCCGTTAGGACGGTACTCGAAGACAAGCGACCAGCGCCAATAGCTGACGTTGTTTTCGTACACCAGATTGGCGCTAACACTATTGAGCTTGGCCAATGCTGTGCCGATCACATACGGACCGACCGTGTAGGAGCTTGCATTGACCGAGCCGATAGCACCGATCCATGCTGCCGATGGAGAGTTTACGGAGTTGAGGCCTACGGTTATCGACGCGCCACCTTTGACGATCTCAGGCACGGGCAGAAATGGATCTTTGGCAGAGTTGCGAATCAGCGTGCCAGAGCGATCGAACATCACGCCGAGCGGGTACGATGTCGTCGAGACGCTGTAATCCCTCGGCCTAGAGAGCGGATTTTCCACACGATCCGCGGGCGCTTGCCCAGTCTGCTGAGTCTCGACGGCAGGGTCGCCGGATGGCGCAGATGCTGCCGATGGTGCATCGACGTTGTAGCCATAATTGACGCTAATTCGCCAGAGCGTAGGGTCGCCTTGATCTTGAGACGGGCTGATGCTGAGGCAGTACGCGTTGGCATCCTCATTGTGCGCCGAGAATATGACCGGCAACGATGGATGAGATGCTGCATACGCTGGCCCATATGTCGCAGCGTCAGTGCGTACCAGAAATACCCGAGTATAGGTGCGATTGAATTTCTGATCGACGGATGCAGTGCGCCCTTCGGCGACCTCGGTAAACAGTGTATATGCCATGTCGCCTCCTTATTTGGGGATGACCAGAGTGCCGGGCTTGATTATGTTTGCTTTCTCTGCGGCAGCGACTAGACGCTCTTGCAATTTGGTCTGAATCGCATCCTGCCTCGCAGCCTCCGCAGCAGCAGCGACCAGTTGTTTCTGCGGGTCGGCCTGAGCATTCATGCCCTCGACTCTTGCTCGGATCTGCGCCTCAGCAGCACCGGCAGAGCCAGCCACAAACGCCTGAGCAGTGCCTGCCTGGGGAGTCGCAAACTGCTTGACCATGTCTTGGAGCTGCTTGCCTACTACCCTAGTTTGTGCTGCTCGCAGCTTGTCGGCGCTCTCCTTGCTGCCCTTGGCTGCCTGCGCCATCATCGATTCGAGATTGCTGGTCATCTCGGCGAATTTCTCGGTGATGGTCATATTGTTTTTGAGAATATCTCGAGTCATGTTGGCGTTGTCTTTGGTCGCATTGTCAAAATCAAGCGTGAGCAATGCCGTCTCTCGAGCCTGTTCCTCGAGAGCAGCAGTGCAGGCCTTGGTCTCTTCTTCAAGATTTTTTGCGGCCTCAGCCTCAAGCATTCTCTCTTGTGCCAATTGGCTTTCTGCTGCGGCCTTAGCTGTCGCCTCAGCCTTTGCGGCCATCTCTGCCCTAAGTTTTTCAGCCTTGGCTTGAGCCTCGACTGCTGGCATCAATTCGTTTGGCTTGAACGCAGGGCTCACCAGCTCTGACTTGGCGTGTACTCCTGGGCCAGTTAGACCAAATGTGAGCATGTTCAAAAAGTCATCGTCAATCGCTTTTTCTTCACGCAAACGGGCGTCATGCCGTTTTTTGGCGGCTTCAGAGTTTGGATCTTCGCCCGGCAGGGCACTGGTAAATTCAAACTTTACAGCATCGCTAATGTTCTTTGGCGTTGGCAGGCCTTTGTAATCTTCCATAAGTTGTCGTATACCAGCGACAACATCATCGAACATGGTCTTGAGCTGCGTCACGCCTTCGATCAATTTGTTGACTACGTCTTTTGCAATTTGCTTGCTCGAGTCGAATATAGACGCTAGCCCTGATGCTTTGTCTTTGGGATCGATCACGGGCATGAATGCTGCGGCGATCTCCTGAACAACCTCTTTGACGCCTTGAAACGCACCCTTGAGCGCGGCGAATGCCTTTTCTGGCTGGATGATGGCAAGCATCTGCTTGCCAATTTCTGTGAGCAGATCGTTGAAACCAGCAGTGACTTGGCGCAGCATGCCCTCGAACGAGTTGGCCATTTTGCTTGCGGTATCTGCTGCCTCTTTAGTGTTTGATGCTGCGAATACCGCACGCACTGCCGTGGCGCTGCTGACCGCTCCATCCTTGACCGCTGCTAGCGCATCCTCGACGCTGTAGGCATTGCCCGTGACCGACTCGAGCTCTTTGGCCAGTGCCTCGAATACTCGCAATCCGCCCTTCTGCAATGTGCGCAGTGGGCCATCTGTGGCGATTGCCGCGCCACGTATCTCAGTGATTGCGCTAGCGACCGCATTAGCGCCAGCAGCCCCGCCACCAAGGATCTCGATCGCGTTGCCTGTCTGGGCGAGGATGGTGGCTGCGCCTGCCGTGCTCATGCCAGCGGCGGTAAATTGTTCAAATGCCTTGGCTAAATCCTCGAGCGGCACGCCGGTGTTGCTGCTGATGTCTCGCAGATCCTTGATGACCTTGTTGCCATCCTCGACTGATTGCGCCATGTGCTGCGCGCGGATGGTCATCGTCTCGAGAGCGCCACCCATTTTTAGAATTGACACGCCAGCTTGTAAGGGCATGCCGATGAAAAACGTAAACACGCCCTTGGCCATGTCGAGCAAGCCCTTAACGTCGTTGAGCGACTTAAGGCCTAGCATTTCTGATATGTTGATGGGCTTTATTTTGCCAATTGACTCAAGGCTTTTCTTGGACTTGTCGGCGACATCGCCTACGTTTTTAAGGCTCTTGCTGGCATCCGCGGCCCCTTTGGTAACATCAGAGCCCTGCCATGCCATCTGTACCGAGAGCTTAGCGATACTAGCCATATGCCTGCTCCCTAGTCATGACCTTGGCCCCGGTCTCGACCAGTGCCGTGAGTGTCGTTCGTTCTGACTCCATCTCAGCGCAGAGATCGCGAGGCAGAAAGTCCGTAATCTTAGCGCCCTTGGACCATGCTGCCATCGGTGCCCATGCCGCTAGCGCATGCTGTAGGTCGCTGCGGTAGTAGCCCCAAGGATCGAGCCGTATGAGTGCGACCCACTCAGCCAGCTCTGTGCTACTCATCCGCTCCTCGATCTCGCCGACCGTCATGCCCAGATGACCAGCGAGCCGAAATAGCACCCGCCTGAGCGGGCGCTTGGCTAGTTTTTTTCCACGTCCTCAGGACGCAGGCCTACCAATTTGCAACTGGCATCCCAGAGCTTATCGATCGACATGGCGGGCAGCCCGCTCACAACTGCGATGTCATTGTCGGCAAATAGGCGCGCACCCTGCTCGTCGCAGATGGTGAGCACCAGCAGACGGGCGCGAATGTTGGCGTATCGTGCCGCGCCCTCATTTTCAATTTGCCACGCGTCCCACTGGTCGCGCTGGCCTGCTGTGATCTCTCGCAAACATACATCTCCGCCCCACTCCGGCACGAAGATCGTGACGATGCGGGGCTTTGCCATTCCAATAATTGCTGCTCTGTCTAGTGGCATTAGGTGTTACTCTTGTCGCTCAGTTGCAGTGTTACCGTGTACCTCAGCGCCTCGTCTGTAGCGCCAATATCAGGATACCCGATCTCGCTGATGTATCCATCGTACACTGCAATTGTATCAATGTTTGCACCACCAAGATCGACGGTCACGCGAGTGTGAACCTTGGCGAGCCGACGAGTATCGAGCAGACTCAGCAGGTTAGTCGCAGTCGCGGTATCGTCGAGATACAGTGTGAATTGCACTGTGCCTGGGTCATTTCTGACGGGCACACGTTGCATTTTCGTGTCGCTTAGTGCGGTCACATCGGCGAACGTCGTAGATCGCGCGTTGGCTGCGATGCTGATCAGCCCGCTCAAAGCTGCTGTAGTGCCTGCGGTGCTGCTGCTCAGCGTCGCATAGGCTGCGGTCGTTCCCGGTCCAAGAACATTTGGCATGTCGAGACTCCCTTACTGGTATGTGCCGACTACGTCAATTGTAGTCAGTCGTGCTAGCTCGTCGGTCCCATCTCCCCCGAGCTCGGATTGATCCTGCGCTTCCTCGATGCGCCAGTGATGGATGGTCACGTCTGAAACTGTATGGCGTCCCGGTGTAGCCTCGATCTGCTCTGCGATCCACACTAGGACGCCCTGCGCACCCGATCGAGTCTCAGCCACTGCCGTCAGCGTAACACGCTCTGTGATCACCGCTGGTGTGCCCCTCAAGAGCATCTGTCGCTGAGTGCTAATGCCCTGATAGACCACATAGGGCAGAGATGAGCCCACTGGCGCATTCTCGGGCGATATGCCACCGGGGATAGTCGTGCCGTAGTCGGTGCGCCCGACTAGGTAAGTGCGCAGGAGTTTGCCTAGGGCACTCATACATCACCTGCGTCGGGTGTGATTTTGCCACGCTTGATCAGATTGTCTAGGGAGATTTGCAGATAATCCACTGTTATCGATGATGCCGTGGCAAGTCCAGAATCTAGGGCAGGGCGCAAGAAAGGTTTAGCACTAACCCTTATTCGCTTATTGCTGGCCCAAATTTTGGCGTTAAAACCATTTTCGACTAAGTGCGCGTATTTTGTTGGTTTCGCTTCAATCATGACATTACGTTGCGCCACTTTTGATTTTGATGGCTTGTAATATGCAATGAAAACTTTAGTTGAAGTGCCTTTTTTGGGGCCAACTATCGCAGTGACTATGCCTTTTTTTGTCGTGACAACCTTTACGGCGATGCTTTTTTTGAGGGCTAAACTTGCGCCGTACATGCGGACAAGCTGATCTCCTACGCGTATCACGGCTTTACGGCTGGGTGCTTTCGCCCTAGCGATTTTTGCGACCTGTCCACCAATTTTGCGAGCAGCTCGGCGAAACGCGGTACGTATGACGATCGGGAATTTGGCGAGCCGATCCATCAGGTCGCCCAATCCTACAATTGGGAAATGCTCGTCCATTGCATACGGCATCACGCACCTCCAGTCGTGGTGGTGGTGGTCGTCGTAGGTGCTGCCGTGGTTGTCGTGCTGGTCGTCGTGGTCGTCGTGGTCGCTGGCGCATCTGACTCGACCTGCACAGCCGTGATCTTG